CGAGCGATTGCGCGGCGGCGGTGATGTCGGTAGTGGCGAGAGTCGTGGTGGCGTCTTTGGAGAGATCGTCTACCAGCGTATCGGTCGCCGCTGCCGCATCTGCGGTATTCTGGACGACGGTGTTGATGACCTGCGCGAGCCGGTACGACATCTGCACCCCGAGGGCTTCGAGCGTCGGGTCGATAGCGGTCCCGAGCGCGTAGTCCGAGATGTTCATGTAGTCGGCGTACTGCCCAATCGTCGAAGTGTTTTGGACCACTTGGACGGTAAGCCCTGTGCCGATTGTCCCTTCAGGTGCAGTCGTCACAGGCGGCGCCGCGAGGTTCTGATACATGAAGAGCGCCAGCTTGTTACCGCTGTTCGCGTCGAGTGTGCGACGGGCTGTGGCTCGCACCCACGGCGTATTGCCCTTGAGATTTTCGACGAACACTTTGTCGAACGAAGTGACCGTCGATTGAGGCAGGTTGGTTGTGAGGTTCGAAGCTGGTGACACGCCGAGGCCGACGACACCAACAAGACGCGCCCGCCCCTGATTGCCTGCGAAGACGGCGAAGGTGCTGCCGAGAGCGCAGAGGAATTCAAGAATCGGGATTAGGATGCGGCGGGCGAAGCTCGCGCCGCGCTGTGCTGCTAACGATGTGCGCATGGGATGTCCCCCTGTCAATGTGAAGTTGTTTGTGGAGAGTTAGGCTCCTGCGGGTCTTAGCCGCCTTCACTTGCGATCCCATTGACAGGGGATGCGTTCATGCTGCGCGTAACTTAGTCACTGAAGCTCATCGACGGCCTTGCGGAAGGCCGGGTCGCGTAGCTTCTCCTGATACTCCTGCCGCGACATCTTCTCTAGCTCGGCGCGGGTTACGATGGGCTTCGGTTTGGGCGGCGCGGGTCGCGATGCGTTGGCATCGGAGTTGCGCAGGCCGGTGGACCTTGAGACGGGCTTCGGCGGCTCTTCTACAGCTACGTTTGAACCACCTTCCCGGCGTCGTGGCGGCGTCGCTACCGGCTCCGGGGCGTCATCGCCCTCACCGTCGTCCGGCCACGTCTCCAGCGCGTCCATGTGCGTTAGTTCACCGAAGACAATGGCGAGGTTGGTGCGGGTGAGATCATAGCCGCGATCTTGGAGTCCCTTGAAGAGCAGGCTTTGGTTTTGCGCGGTCGGGTAGTAGTCAGGATGCGATGCGACGAAGGCGTTCGCTTCATCGCGATAGTAAGCATCCTGATCGGCCTGTGTCTTCTGAGATCGGGTGGTGATCTCGGTGACCGTTTCGACCACCTGCGCCGGATCGGTCATGCCGTTCGACATGCGCTCGCGATCCGCTTGGCTGACGGGCGCGGGTTGCGGCGGCTGCGCCTTATCCGGTTTGAGCAATTCGCCGAGCCTGCGATTTGCCTGCACCTGCGAGTTCGCGAGTCCGGTTATGATCTCGTCTTTGTTCTTGCCCTTGAAGGTTGAGACGCGATTGCCCGCGCTGTTCTCAATCACCATTTCATAGTCGCCGTTCTCATCCGGCTCGCCGTTGTTTAACCATCGCCATTTCATTGCTCATAGCTCCTGTCGAGGCCGTCACCATCGTCGATTGCTTGTGGGAATGTCGGGTTGAGGATGTTCTCTCGCTCCCGCTCTTCCTCTGTCATAGACGGTGAAACGGGTTGGGGTGGAAGACTGGAGAGATAGGTGTGGCTGGCTGCAATAATCCGGTCCTGCATGGTTTCAAAGATCACCCATGCAGCCTTACTAAATTTGTGGTGTTCGAGCACCTTCGCTTTGTCGGCGGGATCGAAGTTGATGAGTCGCGTTTCGATCTCGATGCAAGCCGCCTCCAGAACGTCGAGCAGGTCGGGCCATGTTTCAGAGTGGCACAGCACATAGAGATTTTGCGCAGCCCGGGCCGTTACCTTTTCGGTGACACCTACCCTGCACTCGATGCGTTTCTCTTCGCTCACGCGCTTGCCTCCAATTCGAGGGCTTTTTGCGACGGCTCTTCGCTGCCCCACGCATCCCATCCGGGGCGCTCATTGCGACTAAACAATTCCAGCCTCGGGCTATGACTGACACGTTCGATAACTTCATACATTTGGTGCGGTTTGCGTGAATGAATGGTGCGCGGCCCATAGAGCAGGGTGGTGCCCTGCGCTCGCTTGCCGTCCTCGGCTTCCCTGTAGGGCAACATGCCTTTCACGCCAAAGATGCAGTGTTCTGTTTGTCCGCGAAAATATTGGCCTAGCCCCATCCGGTCCTTCGCCCACGTGATGAGGGTGATGTAGCGGAAGCCCCATGCGCGGCATACATCGAAGCCGTCGTCGAGAAAGTTGTTGGTTACCCATAGGTACAGGTGGCAATTCCGCGCTGCTATTCCGGCGACCGGAAGTTCGCATATCTCTTTGGTTTTCATCAGCGAATAGTGGCGGTCCGCACCACGTCTGATTCTGCCGCCACCAGTCTCCATCCAAGGCGGGTCGGCATAGATCGTTTGGTACGCATCCAGCGGAATATCCGAGATGTTTCTAAAGAAACTCACATTCCCGTCCCTAAGAAGTATGGACTCTGCTGCATGTTGCGTTCGTCGGCGGTGCGTTCGGCGAAGCTCGCGGCCCTCTCCAGCGGAGATTCGATCAGCTTGCCGTGCTGATCCGCGACGGTGGTGTTGGCGATGCGGCCCTTGATCTTCATGTCTTCGAGTTCCATGTCGTTCTGGTGCTTCTGCTGAAGCATCTGCGACGCGGCCTGCGCCTTTTGAAGCTCGGGGTTGTTCTGCTGCATCGCCTGTTTTTCCTCGTCGGTCATGGGCACGATGAGATCGCGCTTGTTCTGCCACTCGGAGACATCCATCACCATGTTCGTTACTTCGAGCACGTTGACCTTCCACCCGATCTGCCCCATCTGGGAGACGAGGGCTTGGTTGCCGAAGATTTCGAGCAGGAAGGGGAGCGACTGCGCCATGCGAGCGCGGGCCGCGAGCCGGGTGCCCGCGACCGTATCGAACTTGAGATCGGCGTTGTAGAAGTCATGGAAGTCTACGAAGATCGCCTCGGTCAGTTCGTCGGCGAGCAGGGCGCGGACCTCCTGCACCGTGAGCCGCTGCTTGACCTGCCGCCACAAAAACTTGAGGAAGGGGATCAGCACCCCGTCGATCACGCGCTCGACCGGCGCTTGTATCCGGCCCTGCGAGGCCGTCTGAATCATGCCCGCCCCGGTGCCGGACTTGCCGATGCTCGATCCGCGCCCGGGCAACGTGCCCTGTACTGCGGCCTGATCCGCGCCGGTCGTCGAGTCTGCCGTCATCTGTGAGACTTGCAGCGCCCGCCACGCATCGGCGGGCACCTGCGGCTGCGGCACCAGCGCGATAGATTTGGTTGCATCTATGCCATCCACCAGCCGGATACCGCCGAGCCTGCGGCGCTGATCCTGCGTCGGCACGTTCGCGCCCCGGGCGATGGCATACTCGGGCTGCACCGCGAACGCGATGATGTCGAGGGCCGCGTTCGTCACCCCGGCAGATACCCTCTGATCGCTTCCGGCGATGCGCCCCACGCCCATCCCGAAGCCCGCGTTTTCGATGTTCCAAAAGTTCGCCGAGAGGAATGGAATCTGCCCTAGCTCATGCTTGCCGTTGCGGATCACCACCTTGCGTTGCAGGACCGTGCGGACCTCATCGTTGGACCACCATTCGAGCACCTGCATCGGTTTCAGCAATGGGTCTTCGCTCGGTTGCGCATCCTCGCTCAAAGCGTGATGCACCGATGGATTCGAGTTCATGGTCCCCGCGACTACGTTGTCCGTCTGCGTCGATTCGTATTCGCTGGTGAAGATGAAGCGCAGCGTCTCGTCGTCGGGGATGTCGTAGTCCGGGTTCTGGCGTAGTTTAGTCAGGTCGTCGTAGTTGAGATAAAACTCCTGCACCACCCACCCGGCCTTCCACATCTGGTTCGGCGAGCGCCACTTCGGGTTGGGGAAGACGGTGCCGAGTTCGCACTTCTCGAAAATTGGGCGCTTTTTTGTGACCTCTTTCGTTACTTTTTTGAATTCGTCTGTCTCTTTGGTGAAGATCAGCACCGGGGGACCGCCGAGCGGCATGTCCATCTGCGCGGGCGATTCTTTGCGCTCCCACCGCGTCTCGTTCTCGGTGTACTCCTCCCACCCGATCTTGTAGACCACCGATCCCTGATTCGTCATGCCCTCGGTGCCGTAGCTGAGTTCGGGCTTGAAGTCGCAGGCGTCGAGCATGATCTTGAGCAGTTCCTTCCACGCCCGGGCGCTGTTCTGGTGGACGTTGGGGCGCGGCCTGATCTCGAAGGGTGTCGGGTCCGAAAAAATAGCCCCGTTGATGGCCGGGGCTAAGGAGTTTACTGATTTGGCGACATCGAATCTCGCCACATTTGAGCGGGCCACTGACGACCCTTCGAACACAGCCTGCGAGCGCGGGCTTTGATAGAGCGTGTCCGACTCCCGCCAGTGCAACACCCACAGGCGGTTATTGAGCCAGTTCGATGCGGTGTCGAAGTCTTGGCAGACGATGGAGAGGGCGGCTGCGTCGGTGTACTT